GGCTGATGCCGGAAGCGAAGAAGGAATGGAAGCGTCTGGCTCCCTCCCTGATCGCCATGGGCATTCTCACCGATCACGACATGCAGGCTTTCGCCGGATACTGCCAGGCATATGCGCGCTGGCGTGAAGCAGAAGAATTTCTGTCCCAGCACGGTACCATCTTCAAAACGCCCAGCGGCTATGTACAGCAAGTGCCGCAAGTTTCCATTGCTATGCAGAACGAAAAGATCATGCAGTCCTTCTGTTCTGAGTTCGGCCTGACACCGGCATCCCGCGCCAGGCTTTATGCCAACACGGGAGATCAAACTGACGAGGATGATCCCATGGCCCAGTTGCTGAAGGGCGGGTGGAAGGACGATGCTTGATGAGAAAAGAGCCCGTCGCGTGATTCGGTTCATTGAGTGCCTGAAGCATACCAAAGGTGAGTTTCACGGCCAGCCATTTAAGCTGTTGCCCTGGCAGGAGACAATTATCCGGGATGTGTTCGGAACCGTCAGGGACGATAATCCGACCATGCGGCAGTACAACACCGCCTACATCGAGATCCCGAAAAAGAATGGAAAATCTGAGCTCGGCGCTGCCATCGCCCTGAACATGCTTATCAATGATGATGAGCAGCGGGCGGAGGTTTACTCCTGCGCATCCGACCGCCAGCAGGCGGCGATTGTTTTTGACGTCGCCGCTGATATGGTCAAGCAGGATAAAACGCTGTCGAGACTCATCAAAATCATTCCTTCAACCAAGCGTATGGTGTATGCTAAAACTGGCAGTATCTATCAGGTGCTGTCATCGGAAGTCTCCACCAAACACGGCCTGAATGTCAGCGCTTGTATTTTTGACGAGCTTCATACGCAGCCCAACCGGGATCTTTTCGATGTCATGACGCAAGGTTCCGGTGACGCCCGCAAACAACCACTCTGGTTTTTTCTGACGACAGCAGGCACGGACCGGGAATCCATATGCTGGGAAGTACATCAGAAGGCGCTGGATATCATTGAACGCCGGAAAGACGATCCACGGTTTTATCCGGTCATCTTTGGCCTTCCGGACACGGAGGACTGGACGGATGAAGAGAACTGGAAGAAGGCCAACCCTTCATTGAACTACACCATCGGGATTGATAAAGTACGGGATGCTTTTCATAAGGCTCAGGAAACGCCAGCCGACGAGAATATGTTCCGGCAGCTGCGCCTGAACCAGTGGGTCAAGCAGTCTGTCCGCTGGATGCCCATGGACAAATGGGATGAAAGTGGCGGTGCGGTCAATGAATATGAGCTGGAAGGCCGCGCCTGTTACGCCGGGCTCGACCTTTCCAGCACCAGCGACCTGACTGCCATGGTGTTGGTATTTCCGCCGCGTGATGATGATGAAAAGTACATTGTGGTTCCGCACTTCTGGCTCCCAAAGGATACACTTCAGCTACGCGTCCGGCGGGATCACGTGATGTATGACAAATGGGAGAAGCAAGGTTTTCTGCATACGACCGAAGGTAATGTGGTGCATTACGGTTTCATCGAGCAGTACATCCTGAAACTGGGCGAACGGTTCAACATCAGGGAAATTGCCTATGACCGCTGGAACGCCACCATGATGGTGCAGACGCTGGAAGACGACGGTTTCACCATGGTGCCCTTCGGTCAGGGCTTTCGGGACATGAGCCCTCCGACGAAGGAACTGATGCGCATTGTGCTGGAGCGGAAGTTGAATCACGGCGGACATCCGGTTCTCCGCTGGAACATGGACAACGCCTTCGTGCGCACCGATCCTGCCGGAAATGTAAAGATAGACAAAGAAAAGAGCACCGAGAAGGTGGACGGTGCGGTCGCTCTGGTGATGGCGATCGATCGGGCCATGAAGAATCAGGGGGTCGAATCTGTCTACGATACCCGAGGATTATTACTGATATGATGGAGGTGTGGGATGCCCCAAAAACCAAGAAGGCCCTGCCGCCATCCCGGATGTCCGGGCTTCTGCGAACAGGGTCAGGTGTTCTGTAAGGACCATATGATGTGGAGCGCTGACAGGTTACGCGGCGGTGCTGATGCTCGAGGGTATGATACCCGGTGGCGTAAAGCCCGGAGTCTCTTCCTGGAGCAACATCCGCTGTGTGCTTTCTGTCAGGCTGAGGGTAAGATCGTCCCCGCGACCGTGGTGGATCATATTATTCCACATCGCGGTGATCAGCGGCTGTTCTGGGATCAGAGCAACTGGGAACCACTCTGCAAGGAATGCCATGACAGGAAAACCGGAAGCGGGCTGTGACCGCTCAGCAAACTGGAGCGTTACTGCTCAACGACTACAAGAGAGTTGATCATGTTGGACATGCGGGCTCCAAAACCATCAGCGCTTTCCATGGTGTAATGTCCCCAGACGACAAGGCTGCCGCCATCATTGGCAGGAATGATATATACCATCTGAAGCTGCCAGATTGACATCTGATTATTATGATCCACTTCAGCTCTGATTTCGATGCATTCACCAGCGCCGTCCAGTGAAGACTGTTCCATGCTGGCATCATACTCAGCTGACAGCGTATCCCTGATAGACGCGGCGGTAGTTTCCACATTTTCCACGTTCCGGGTAATCTCGATATAGATTTCGGGATTGTCAGGATTGTCCCAAATGGAGATCAGGCGCTCACGATCTTGCTCGGTATATCTGCCGAAATTCTCATAGTCATAGTCCATCTCAAACCCGAGTGCATCGTTTCTGATGTGCTCGTATTTGACGGTTTCATCCATGCCTTCAAGGATAATCGTTCCTTCGAAACGTTCACCGACCTCCCTGGTGACTTTGGTTTCGACTTCTGCCTGAGCGATCGCGATCACTCCAAGAACCAGAATCATTGCAACACTTATCCTGAGCCAGTTGTGTTTATTCATGTCCATAACCCTCCTGTCGTTCATTGGTTTAATTGACGATGCAATTGACCGATTTGTTCCAGGTAGCGTAAAGCCCGGATTCTTTTCCTGGAGCAGCATCCACTGTGTGCTTTCTGTCAGGCTGAAGGCAAGATTAATGTGAATTGGAGCATTTTTTCTCAGTCATAGTGAAAACTATGCTCAACTTCCTGCAAATTGTTCAGTAGAACCCATTAAAACGATAACGAGGAGGCCCACGATGAAGAATCCCTTTCTTTTCCTGTTCCGCGCGCGCGACAAGCCCAGCAATCGACCGTCGACCAAGGACGCTGTCAGCGCCGCTACAACCTTTTCGTTTGGCATAGCAGGTTCCGGCAAGGCAGTCAATGCCCGCACAGCCATTCAGGTGTCAGCAGTCTACGCCTGCGTCCGGGTGATAGCCGAGACGGTAGCCTCTCTGCCTTTCTCCGTCTATGAGCAGGATAAGACCGGTAGTCAGAAGGCATTGGACCATCCGCTGTACCGCATTCTGCACGATGAGCCGAACTCTGAGATGACATCCTTCGTATGGCGGGAAGCCATGCTCACTCACCTGCTGTTGTGGGGCAATTCCTACAGCCAGATCCTCCGCTCAGGCCGCGGCAGCATCATAGGCATATATCCGCTGCTGCCGGATCGCATGGAAGTGGATCGGGACGATAATGGGAAGCTTACCTATACCTATTCCACCACAAATGGCCGGATTGTGCGGCTCCGACCGGAAGACGTACTGCACATCCCCGGCCTCGGCTTTGACGGCATCATGGGCTACAGTCCCATTGCCATGGAGCGCAATGCCGTAGGACTGTCTATCGCTGCGGAGGAGTTTGGCAGTAAGTTTTTCGGCAACGGTGCGACGCCTTCCGGCATTCTGACCCATCCCAATACAGTGAAGAATCCAAAGGCGCTCCGTGAGAGCTGGATGGAGGCTTACGGCGGATCTACTAATGCCAACCGCGTCGCAATCCTTGAAGAAGGAATGACGTTCACAAGGATCAGCATGCCCAACAACGAGGCGCAGTTCCTGGAAACGAGAAAGTTCCAGGTGGAGGAAATCTGTCGCATCTACCGCGTGCCGCCGCATATGATCGGTGATCTGGAACATGCCACCTTCAGCAACATCGAACATCAGTCCATAGACTTTGCCGTCCACTGTATCCGGCCGTGGCTGGTGCGGATAGAGCAGGCAATCAACCGGGCGCTCTTCTCCGAGCAGGATAAAGGGGCCTCATCTGGCAGGCGCTGCTACTGCCAGTTCAACCTGGACGGGCTGATGCGCGGCTCGTACAAGGAGCGTATGGAGGGGTACAGCATTGCCAGGCAAAACGGCTGGATGACTGCGAACAATATCCGCGAGCTTGAAAATATGAATCCCATCCCGAAAGAAGAGGGAGGTGACGCCCTGCTCGTCAATGAAACATGGTGCCTATCGGACTGGCCGGAATCAACTTATGTAGAGTAAGTGATTATGTAGAGTTCAAAATATCCACCCCCTTCATACCCGTGAAATAGGCGTTATTTATCATGCGAGCATCAAGCCAACTGAACATTATTTTTGTATACTGCTGTTCAGGAGGTGATTGCCTGTGAATAGCAATCTGGATTTTTTGGTGCTCATGAAAAAAGCAAGGGACCACATGGAGGAAAATAACTATTCCTACACATCAGTCACTTGCTACATGAGAACATGGCGCAGTGTGTATTGCTTTGGGGTCAGTAAGGGGATCACACACTACAGTGCAGCACTGGCCGAGCAATATATGCTCGAAAGGTACCATGTGTCAATCGGTGAGAACGAGATTAACCATGAAGCATTAAGTCCATATATGACTCAGAAAGTCCGTGCGCTGAGAGCTCTGACAGATTTCATGCTTCATGGTTATGTTCCTAAGCTGACCCGTGGGGAACAAGTAGTGTGGCCGGATGAATTTGAGAAGCCGTGTACAGAGTATATGACCTATCATAAATCTCTCGGCTATGCAGATCAAACCCACCGGAAGTGCGAACTCGATGTATACCATTTTGTTTGCTTTCTACATACCAGAAATGTGGCGCTAGAAGAACTCCAATCCATCAATATATACGAGTATTTCAAGACCTTGTGTCACTATTCAAAGCCAAGCCTGACGAATATCCGATTCTCTCTCGTGCATTGTCTGCAATACTTTTATAAAAAAGGATATGTCAATAGTGATCTCTCAAGAGATGTGCCTCGAATTCACTACCATGCAAAGGCAAAGATAGATAAAATATGGAGTGAAGATGAGATTGAACTCATGCTTAATTCCATTGATCGTGCCAATCCGTTAGGCAAGCGTGATTATGCGATTATGGCGATAGCAGCAAATCTCGGCTTGCGGACAGGGGATATTGTTTCCCTGAGAATTGAAAACTTCAATTGGAATCAGGGTAC